AGACAAACTACTGGTAGCTTGCTGCCTGTTGTTTGTCGATTCTTGCTTCTGAGTGGTACGTAGTATCACTGCTGGGGGTGGGTCTTATGTATCTGTATTTGTATTGGTGGGTAGCTGTCTACATTTAATTTCCATAAAAAGGGGGTATGTGTCTACAAATCACCGTCCATAATGGCGAATAAAGTCCCAATACCCGATATCAGATAAGTGTCATGTGTAAAGTGTCTGTAGCATGTAGCATGTAACAGATACTAGATACAGATACTTTTATCTTTTTCTTTGTTTCTGGGGGGATAATAGGGGGGAGGGATTGTCAAGGGAGGGGGGGGGAAGAAGGGGGTCCCTTTTTATTTTCTTTACCGGGGCAAAAAAGGGCCCCGTGGAGGCGATGAATCCACGGGGCGGGGAAGGGGAACGGAGGTATTCATGTTATTAGGAGGTGCCGTTCCTTGGTAAGGGAGACTACACTATTCCCTGTTGTTTAACAAGAGGGAAGTACCCAGGTTAGTCCGGGATTCACGTACTGGACGGTTTGGTCGGATGATGAGGCAGGCACCAATCCCGGTTACCGCTCCCCTCATCTTCATCCTAACAGATTGCATCAATGAACTTTGTTCTAATATGGTAGTATATTGCCGATGTTGTTTATTTACGTAATGGAGGTAGAGATGCCTAAAGTTGGTAAAAGACATTTTTCATATACCCCAAAGGGCAAGGCTGCTGCCCGTAAGCATGCTAAGAAGACCGGTAGGAAGATGACTACTACCCGTAAAAGAAGGTCTTACTGATGGCTGCATCGGGAGCGAGGATACCGGGTCATAAGGGGGGAGTGCGTCCTGAGGATGTTATGGAACGCCAGTTGGCTTTCCTGGATGCGTACAGTGAGTTTGGAACTATAAAGCATGCCTGCAAGAAGTTAAAGATAGGAAGAGAGACTGTTTACAGGTGGAAGAGGGATGACGTTAACGGGTTTGCGTCGCACTTTGAATGGGCGAAGGAAGATTTTGCAGAGGAAATAGAGAAGACCGTGTTCCAGAGGGCGTTGGAATCTGACTGCCCTCCTGTAATCCAGATATTTGTCCTTAACGGTTTAAAGCCTGACAAGTACAGGCCCCAGACTTCTGTTACCGATGAGTCTGCAAAGGATGTTATGAAGGAACTTAAAAGTAAGTTTCGTGGTTTAAAGTTTGAGAATACCCCTACGGAAGATGAATTGTCAGTACATGAACAGGCAGAGAACATCCTTAAAAGTAAAGGCCATTGATGTAGATGACCCTGACCACCGCACATGAACTCTCCGAGTTTATTTACAGCAAGGTAGGTTATTCCCCTACTGAACTTCAAAGGGACATATTAAATTCACGTAAGCGGTTCACGTTAGTAGCCGGTGGTGAACAGGCAGGCAAATCAATGGTGGCTTCCAAGTACCTGTTGAGCAGGTTTTTGGAGACAGAGGGCGAGGGGTTGTTCTGGCTGGTAGCTGCAGACTATGAAAGGACCAGGGCAGAGTTTGAATATCTTGTAGAAGACTTTGCTGTTCTCGGACTTTTAAAAGAATCTTCCAAGAGGGTAGACCCCGGACGGATTATCCTTGCTGACGGCACCCGCATAGAGACTAAATCAGCCAAGGACCCACGCACTCTTGCCATGAGGGCACCTAACGGTATCATAGGATGTGAGGCAAGCCAGTTGGACCTGGAAACATTTCACAGGTTACGTGGCAGGTGCGCCCCGAAACGTGGCTGGATGTTCCTTTCAGGCACATTTGAAGGCAGTCTTGGATGGTATCCACAGATGTACCAGTCATGGAAGCATGCCAGTTCACTGGAAGAACAGGCGTTTTCCCTGCCCAGCTATTCAAACTTACATCTTTACCCCGGTGGAAAGGATGACCCTGAAATACTGGCGTTGAAAAAAGCCTCCTCCGATGATTTCTACATGGAAAGGATAGAGGGAATACCCTCACCGCCCCAGGGAATGGTGTTTACCGAGATAAGGCCTGACATCCATGTCCAGGATGTGAAGTACGAACCCGATATCCCCGTACATATATGGATTGACCCCGGATATGCAGAGGCTTATGCCTGTGAAATCGTACAGATAGTCGGCGACCAGGTAAGGGTTATCGACGAGATATACGAAAGGAACCTTGTCACTGAAGATATTATAGATATAGCCCAGGGAAGGCCCTGGTGGAGAGATGCGCAGTTCGGTGTGATAGATATTGCGGGCTACCAGCACCAGGCAATGGCTGCCCCGGCAGAAGTATGGCTGGATAATACCGGTATTTATTTCGATTCAGAGAAAATACGCATAAACGAAGGGACGGAACGGCTTAAATCCTTTCTAAAGGTAGACCCGGTAGACAGAACGGAACCGAAAATAGTGTTTAATTCCAAATGTAAAGGTATACTATCGGAGTTCGGTATACGCCCTAACCCGTTTGACGGACAAAGCCGTGCATACAGGTGGAAGATGGACAGGGATGGCAATATCGTAGGCCAAACTCCGGAAGACAGGTATAATCACGGTATAAAAGCAGTGATTTACGGCCTGATAAACCGGTATGGATACGGATATGTGACTAATAAGACAAAGATAATGGTGAAGCACTGGTAATGGCTAACTACACACCGGAAGAAATAACATCTCTCGTAGATACCCACTACGACCTTACCGAACCCATGCGTACCCGCATGGATAATGACCATAAAATCTACCGCCTGGATGAATTTGATGCCGGTGAAGGATACCAGTCATACACATCCAACGAACCCCAGGTATATGCCGATAAGTTAATAGCCTGGATGACCTCTGCCGAGATGGTAGTGCGCATACCCTACGGTAATTCCGACAGGGAACAACGTGCGAACAACGATGCCAAGGAAAAATTTGTCATAGGACTGCTTAAAGCTGCCGATGAACGCCTTTCAAACAAGCTGCAACCCGGTGTGAGACAGCAACTCTCGTGGTACATCACCGTCAGGGGATGGTATGCGGGTAGGGCAATGCTTGTTAAGGACAAGGAAGGGGAGACATACGTCGATATCCAACCCTTTGACCCCATGCACACCTACTGGGGAGAAGGGGCGCACGGACTTGACTGGGCATGTTACAAGTCAAAGAAGACCCCCGCAGAGATTAAGTCAGCTTATGATACCGACGTATCCGGTGGTGACGATGATGACACTGAACCGGTTAACGTTTATGACTTCTATGACCGTGAGGACAATATAGTCTGCACGGATGAACAGGTACTCAAGAAGAGGACCAAGCACGGCCACGATGGTGTTCCCGTATTCATAGGACCCGTAGGCTCTACCCCGATGGTACAGGCCATATCCGATACGGGCAATAATGACACGATGGAAGACTACGGCGAATCATGCTACAAGTCTTCCCGTGACCTCTATGAGAAGCATAACTTTATGATGAGCGTTATGCTGGAACTGACAGCACGTTCCCGCAGGCAGGGGCTCAAGGTAAAATCCAGGGACGGGACCAAGACCCTGGAAGAAGACCCCTTCAAGGAAGGCTCCGAGATAGCCCTGGGACAGGGCGAAGACGTAGAACCCCTGGGACTTCTGGAGATGGCAAGAGAATCCGGTGCGTTTATGGGCATCGTATCAGGGGAGATGCAGAGGGGAGGATTACCACATTCCATCTACGGTCAACTGGAGTTCCAGCTTTCAGGATTTGCAATAAATACCCTGAGACAGGGTGTGGAAACCGTCCTCGTACCCAGGCTGCAGGCACTGGAACGTGCCTATATGTGCATAGCCAGGATGATTTCAGACCAGTACATAACAGGTGCTTTCAGGTCCATAGAAGTCAGTGGCCAGGATAAGAACAGGATGTATTTCTCCGAGGAGATTTCATCTGATACTATAAAGAACGCAGGTGATGCTGACGTATCACTCATAGGACAACTGCCACAGGACGACATGAGCCGTATGAGCATGGCGCAGATAGCCAGGGAAGGTCCCACTCCCCTCCTGCCCGATACGTTTATACGTGACGAGATACTGGGTATGCAGTCTGCCGACCAGATAGACACTTCTATAAATGCCCAGATGGCAGAAAGAATGCTGCCTGAAGCTGCATTGTGGACCATGTACCGCAGTGCCGTAGAAGAAGGCAGAGAAGATATCGCAGTATTTTATGAACAGGAATTAAGACGTATTCTTTTACAGAAAGGAATGGAACAGATGCAGATGATGCAGGGTGGCCCACAGCCACCGGGACAGATGGGACCGCCCCCGCAGCAGTTGCCTATGGGAGGCCCGCCGATGGGTGGACCACCTATGGGACCGCCTATGGGGCCAATGGGAGAACCTCCGATGGGAGGCCCTCCGATGGGACCGCCCGGACTGCCACCGCAGGTTATGCCTAACGCAGGGTTGGGAATACCACCCACGGCACCAACAGCCCCCGTAGGGCCATCAGTTCCCGGAGGCACTCCGAGGCCCGGAGCGCAGAATGTTGTATCCAGGTTGGCCAACCTGGGCTTAATACCATCAGCAGGAGGATAAGATATGGCTACCTATAACACCGAGAAAGATATACGTGATGCACTGGCTGACGGTAAGTTTGACGGGCCCGGCGGTGTCTTGGATGAGAATTTACTCAACAGTGCCATTAGAAGTATGCAGGTTAAGGCTGGTGGTTCCCCTTCAAGGCAACAGGTGGAAGCACAGGCCCAGGGAATTCAACGGCAATTAGAAACCCATGACAACCGTATGTTTATGTCAGGTGGACAGAATTATGTGCGTACTCAAGATTACGGGAGGGTCCCTGTAAACCCAGGTGAAACACCGAACCAGGCAATTGCCCGCCACGCTTCAGCACTGGCAAGCCAGTCAGCAGCACTGGCAGCCAGGACTCCCACAGAACAGGTAAGGTCCCAAAATATAATTAGAGCCCCTTCCGGTTTGCCTACCAGTGACATCTCCGTACTGTATACCTCTCCGGATGCAATATGGAATGCTATGAGCCGTGGTGAAATAACACCAGAACAGGCCCTTTCTCTTTATCAGGCAAATACTGAAGTGGGTGCAAGGTTAAGAAGCTCTAACCCGGAAGGATACCAGTATCTTCAACGTAGAGCAGCAAGGGTAGCCGAAGGAGTCCCTGTACCAGATGATATGGCAGCTTTTGCAGCAGGGGCTGCCTCTCTTGAGGCAGCCAGGGGCAAGGCAGGGATAGTAACTCCTACTCCTCCCCCCGGAACCGTCGAGGCCCCTGTAGTTCCCGGTAAATCTGGTGATGAAACTTACTTAAAGGACCTGTTTAGTAGACAAGGTGACGAGTACAAAGTCAGACCTGCATTTTATGATGTCGATGAGGGAGATGGGGCTGATGAGCAACCCAGGTTCACCCCTGAGGTTCCACTTGATATCACGCCTCCAGACTCACCTGTAGCCCCACCGATATACTCAGGTGATGTAACTGATACACAGGCTCTTTTAGGGTCACGTGACCCGTTTCGTGCCTATACACAGTTTCGTGGGGCCACTGAAGGTGTTCCTGGATTTAATCCGTGGATGGGTAGTTGGGATGCGTACCAGCGGTCGCTCGGTAGAGGGTATCAGCCATTAAGGGGACAGTATTTTCTATCTCCACTAGAAGGAGGCGAAGGTACGTGGGCTGAGTATTTAAGGAGAGGTGGAGGTTTGGGTACAGGAGATGAACTGGGAGGCGGACTCGCATCACGGTTCGGGGACATTGCCAGTATGATTGCAGACCCTTATGCTGATTATTCACGCTCACCGTATCAAGGCCAGTGGGCAAGGTTTTTTAGCCCAGAGGGAACAGGTCCCGGAGGCCGTCCACTGGGAGCAGCCGGAGTAGCTTCAAACCTTGCCGATGCAGCCCTTGCTGCAAGAGGTGGCCCTTCTGCCTTCAATGAGGCATTACGTAATTTATATACGAGAAGGTTTGAGATGTTTGGCGAGATGGACCCGACATTAGAAAAACGTCAGGCACTTCTGAATTATACCAACTGGCTTAACCGTGGACTTGGAGCGACAGGCGACCTGGTTCCCGGTGCTAGTATGCCCTCTACACTTGACTATCCTAATGTTACCCCTCGTAATTGGATGAATCCTGGCCAGCCTGATGTTGACCAATTTGTTCCAAACGTAAGAAAAACGTCAGGCACTATGCCTACCGAAGTACCAGTATGGCCTCCTCAAGGCCAGTTTCAGACGGTATAGAGAGGAGACACTATGGCACAGAATAATCCTTTTGGGAATTTCTATCTTGACCTTTTGGAAGATGACCCAAGAATGGCTTTCCAGGCAGCTATACCGTATGCCGGGTTTTCTACCCTTGCCCGTCCAGAGCAGAGGCAGAGGGATTACTGGTCTAACCAGTATTCTAATATCTACAACGAGTTCCTTGGACATAAGGGACAGGGGCTGCAGGAACTGGCATCAGGGGAAAACAAGCCACGGAATTTCGGGACCTTCTCTGAGTTTCTTAGCAATACACCTTTTACCGAAAGATACGGTGCCCTTACCCCACAGCAGAAAGGTACGGGCATAAGGTCGTTTGCCCCTCAGACAAGACACATATATTTCTAAATGCAAGAGAGAAGCCGGTATCAGCAACATGGTGAACTGCCTGTATATGATATGGATTATATGCGCAGGCAGGGAATGCCTACGCCTCCGATTCCGGTATACATACCACCTACTCCGGGACGGCAGGGCCCTGGGAATATAGTGTACCAGGAGCCACCTGCCCCCGTAGACTGGGGACAGAGAGGCATGGATGTCTTACAGGGATTTAGAAGTCTTCTGGGAAAATTCGACCCTTTCTCTCCAGGAATCTCCTTTGGAAGAAAAGCTCAAAATGTATGGGATAAAGACGAGGCTACCGCAGAAATCAGGGCCGACCTTGATGCCGGTGCCCCCATACCAAACTTTAGTGCCCCCGTTATAGGAAACATACCGGGCTCCGGTAGGTTTGCGGGACATTTATTAAAGACATTTGAAGATGAATTGAAAGCCCTGGGCACGGTTGCGGAAACCGTTACCGACCCTGCTATGGGGCTTCTTACGTCACTTGAAACCCTGCCTATTCCGGTTGACAGTATGGTTATGCCCCCAGACCCATATATGCCGAGAGGCGGGGGGACAAGTGTTAATCCATTCCACTCCCCAGATGTGGAAGCGAGAAGAACTGCCCTGAGAAACACGATTAATCCACGAACTAATGAACCTTATGGGCCGATGGAATCGGCAGCGAAGGCTTATGTTGACGCTGACATACCAGGAATGGAAAGGTTCGTCATGGAAAGTATCTTTGACCCTATTATTCTTGGAGGACCAATAGTTGGAGGGACTAGAAAATTAAGTGCATTAGGTGGTGCCATGCGCAGGGCACCAAGCCCCCCTACAACCCCTCCTATTAGAAAATCTATAGGTTACGATGTAAATAGACAATGGGCTGGCATAGAATCCCCACAAGGACCATCAACAAGATGGACTCAGGAGGTGGGCCCATCCTATAACCGGTATTGGAGAGAGGGGATGGCAGTTCCCGAACCTCCTGCCCCGCCCGCTCCTGTATCCAGAAGGGACCCGTTTGTTACTCCGGAACGCCGTATTATTAGGGATGAACAGGGAAGGGAAGTTAATCAGTACTGGTCTGAGGAGAGGCAAGCGTTTGTTGTTCCGGAACGTCGTACCATTATAGATTCACAGGGCAGGGAAGTTAACCAGTATTGGGTTGATGATGTCACTGTACCCGATAGACCCGTACCTTCCCCTGCAGCAGCAGCCCCTTCCCCTGCAGACGCAGCCCCTTCCCCTGCTGCAGCCGTACCGGATAAGACTACCATTGAAGCAGTAAGAGCAGCCTCTTCACTGGAAAATATTAGACTCGGATTAAATCCATTTAAGACTATAGATAAAAATGGTAATGGTGTTTATAGGTCTAAGAAGCACAGGGCATATGAAGATAAAGCAATATCGGAAGGCTGGAATGCCAATGATAGGTCAGTGGAAAATATAAAACTGGCACAAGAACATGCTGCACAATTAGACTGGTATATACTTAATGATGTATATATGAACCGAGCTACGCTGGGTGACCCTGATTTTGAAAAGGCTTTGCCCCAGAGGCGACAGACAGCTAACCCTAATGCTCCAGAATTTCAACCAGAAGCAGATTTTGATTCGGTTACTGGTGAATTTACATTTTTACCATCCGGTTCTGATGTACGGTTCACACCTGCAGCAGCAGCCCCTTCCCCTGCAGATGCAGCCCCTTCTCCTGCTGTAGCCGTACCTGAAATATCTGCTGGTAGGCAGGCTGCACGGACGATTGATGATGTTGAGGCTTCCGATGAGATGGTAAACATATCTCCTGAAGATATGGACAGGGGCGCACAACAGGAATTAGTTCGCCAGTCCGGGGACGCAAGTGGTCACGACGGGGCACGGGATGTATTGCAGGACGATGCTTTACGTGAAGTTGTTGATTCCGGTGGAGGTACATTTGACGACATTAAAAAAAGGCGGGATGCCCTCATATCATTTGTGAAGAACCGTTTCAGTGCTGATTCCTATATGAAATTTACGGGAAAAGGACATGATTCAGGATTTAGCATGAGGGCCATAGTTGACTTCAGGCATAGAACTCGTAATTCCTCAAAAGATGTTCACGAAGCATTTCAGTATGGTGGTGTAGATGACGTAGTTACCGCTATCCAACTTTCGGCAGGCCCCGTACCACGTGCGGTTATGACGTTTCAAAACTTTATGAAAATTTCTATTGAACCATTACTGGGGAAAATGAAAGGTGACCTTTTAGGTGTTACGTCTAAAGATATCAGCAAGATATTGATTGCACGGCACTACAAGTCACTTATGGATAATCCAAAAACAAGATTTAACAGGGATAATCTTCCTACGCCTGTAGATGATACAGGCCAACTACTTGATGCGGATATTGATGTTCTCGACTGGGAAAGGCGTATGAGGGAATCGATGTCTCCCTCGGAGTGGGCCCGTGTGGAAAAGGGAGTTGAGTCTATTCGTGACCTCTATATCAGGCAACGGGAGAACCTGGTAAAGAACGGGATAATTTCACGGGAAAACGCAGACATGTTTGCCGAGGAGTATCCCTGGTATAACCCAATATCATACATAGAATTTCTTGATGTGAATAAAGGTGCATCAGGGGTGCGTAACAGTTCATCTCCTTTTTCTAACTTCAGTTCCGGGCTACGTCATTTTTCCAAAAAGGATGCAATAGACGAGGCTGGAAAAATACATGTTTTTAATGCGGTTGACCCGTTGTCTCCGGAAGTTATGTTGAAGCAATTAACGCAAAATGAAATGCGGATAAGGCGTAATACAATTGGCAAGATGATATACGAGGCCCATGAAGGGAGAGAGTTGACAGACGAGTCTCTTGGTTGGTTACAGGACGTAACAAAAGATTTCCAGAGTAGAGAGCTTGTAGACGGAAAATACATTACCGTTAATGACATTGTTCCATACCAGGGTTCCACAGACCTTAAACGAGGTGAAGGATATCTTGTTTTCTATGAAAATGGTAAGCGTAAAGTATATGGTGGTATAGGTAAAAAGAGAGTTGATGGTAAACCACAACCATTGCCTAGCCCTATATTTGATATCGTATACGGAAAAGGCGGGCTTGCATCTAAAGGAAACTCTGAACTGGAAAACTGGTGGGGGTGGATGGCAGGAATAAAACGTGGGTATTTAACAACGTTTAACCCGATATTTATGTTTGGCAACGGTATCTTAGATATGTTTACCGTTTGGGTTAAACGGGGTGTTCTGCCTCCTGGTGTTATAAATCAAATTGTTAAAAATTATGATGGCATTGTTAACGAGGCAGATAATGTTCTTATTGATATTATGAGAACATCCGGGGCATTCCAGTCACGTACTACAGATGTTAATACCTATGCGAGGAATTTACAGAGGAGGTTGGACACAGAAAACCTTGATGGGCTTATTCTAATGGCTGATGATTTTCATACCAGTACAAAGGTTAAAAATAAACTGGATGAAATCTTTGATGAGGGATTTCTTAGGACAAAGATTAAATTGGTAGGACAAAAATGGAGTCGCACCTCGCAGGTTATTGAACAGGCTGCACGTATGGAAGTTGCCGAAAGGACCATGATTGCACGACTTGGCGCACCGGAATGGAACAGGTTGAACCGTTTAAGCCGTGAACAGTTCATTGAAGAGTTACTTCACAATTATCGTGGTACTCCCGGCAAGGGACTGGCAGACCATCCAGCTATAAGGGAAGCAGGGGCTGCCTCTCTTGAGGCAACGGTAAATTTCTACCGTGGTGGTGAATGGATTAGGCGTATCAACCCTCTAACTTATTTCTTAAATCCAGCTATGGAAGGGACAAAGCTCCCATTCAGGGCAATAGGGGTAAACCTACATCCTACTATAAGACCTGTACGTAATCCCGAACCTGGTGGTCCTCTATGGGAATATGGGGAATACATGAAAGGTAGGCGCAGAGGCGTTACAGGTAAGTTGGAAGACTTAGATATCACAAGAAGAACTACTACCGGGAACGACCTTCTTGATGATTTACGCTACAAGCATAATACTGACACTATCCCCATGATGGATTTTATCCGTACCGCCTTTACAGGTAAGGGGCTTACCGGCGCAAATGGTGCAATGGTACGGATGGGAGGGATTTTAACTGCCCAGGCAACTATCATGGGATGGAATCTTATGTGGGCTGATGAATGGGGATACTGGGATATTCCCGGATGGATAAAGTATTCGGGATTCCTAATACTCCTTCCACCTAAGAGAGATGAAAATGGTGAATATATCCGTGACGATAAAACAGGAAGGGTAAAGCCGAATTTCATTGTAATACCTCACAGGACGAGGGAGTGGTCTATAGTTACTGCGTTTCCTCAGTTTGCGATGGAAAAGATAGCAACCTCTTTTGATAAGTCATCAGAAGGCAAGGCAAGCTATAAGGCATTTGTAAGTAGGCTTTTCTCAGAAGCAAGTCCCGTGGACAACTTACCGGTACTGGGAGGTGACCCTACCAATATATCTACATACCTTAAACCATTTGTTGGTTTGCGTGAGCTAGGAGAAGAATTGGAGGGGAAGGATTACTGGAGAGGAGAGAAAATAGTTCCTCCCGACTTAGAGTACAGGGACCCTTCTGACCAGTACCAGCCCTTTACATCACCTACCATTAAGACGATTTCCCGCCTTCTACCGGAGGACAGTCTGTATCGCAGTCCTTTAAGAGCGGAACATCTTGTAAACAATATATTTGGTGGTACGGGTAAAGTTGCATTATCTCTTCCTGACTGGATTATTGATACCATTGATGGAATACACAGAAAGAATAAGATGTCCGAACCCAATACCCCTGATGAACAGGCTATGCACTACCGTTCCCTAAAGACAAGTATGGAACGTAAGGTTTACAGGGCATCTATTGCACGGCAAGGTATATACGAATTAGAACAATTTGAAGACGCATTGCGTAAACCTAGAAATCAAATGAAGAATGTTTTTTCGGATATACCCCTTCTAGGTGCTTTGTCTCGTAGGTATAACCCTCCTTATTCTGGTGGATTACGTGAAATTGGAGAACGCCAACAGGAAGCGTTGGGATTTAATATAGACAAAGAGAACCATGCAGAGCTACGGACAACTCTTAAAAGAACACGCAAGACGATATATGCTGCACAACTTGAAGATGATTCAGAGATTTCAGCATGGGCACGACGTAAAAATCCCAGTGAGCTTGTAGGTATAAGTCCTACGCAGTGGCGAAAAAATAGGTCAGAAAGATTTGGCAATTATGAATTTTTTAAACAACAAATGATAGATATGTTTGGAGAAAATACAGTATATGAGCTTAGTAGTGATGACCAGGAACAATATTACAATGCAGCATTCCAACTAGCTTCCAAGGCTGGGGTTATAGATATTAGGTTGCAGGCAGAGGTTTTGTTTACTGCGTATCAGAATATCAGATATCCAGAGGGGGAAGACCCCGACCTGGAACTTGTTAATAAGTTTTATGAAGACCGCAAACTATTTGTAGATAAATTGCGCAGTAAGTACGGGGATGAGTCAAAAGAGTTTGGTGATTTTGAAAACCTAAGACAGTCCAGTATGACCGAAACGGAAAGAAGATACGATAAGGCTCGTGAAATTATGAATCCCTATTTCAATATAGGAAGAAATATCAGAGAGCTTGTACCTGGGGCATCCCCGCAACAGGTCCAGATATGGGATGGATATCAAAAAGCAAGGACCAGACAGGAGAAAGACTGGTATACAGAAAAATATAAAGGCATCATAAATATGTTTAAATCCCACAGGGATTTAGCACGTAGGCGGTATGTTATGAGTACCATTGATGTAAACGGTCAGTCCAACCTGGATGAGGCCCTTGCGTTTTGGTATGGAGATTCATATTACAGTGACAAAGCTGTAACAATGTCAGCAAGAGGGTTAATTGATTATTTACACAGTCCTGCGATTTATAATAAGCTACCTTCTGCGGTACGTTAACAATAATGTATACTATAGTAATTTAAGGGTGAGGTAACATATGGTTAATCAGGCAGAACAACCAGAAAACACAGGGGCCCCTGCTGTTGATTCGGGTAACACCACTACAGATATAACATCTGAATTTAATGGTGTGGATACCTTTGATGATACCAGCACGGCACCAACAGATATTGATACAACAGATAGTACAGAACAGTCTTCTGTACCAGGAGATGTGCCTGCAGAATCTCCAGGTGGCACGGAAGCATTGCCTCCTTCAGATGCGCCAACTATGCCTCCGGATACAGGGCTGCCTTCCCTCCAACCTCAGGAAGATATTCAAAGGCGTATGTCTGCTTTGGAACAGCAGAATATGCAGTATCAGGTTGGTGAACAAGAAAGACAGTTAATGGCTCAGCGTGACAAGTACGCCACTGACCTGGAAAATGCGGGATATTTACCTGACCAGGCAGCGTATGTAGCAAATAACTGGTATTCATCAGCTAATGAACAGGTATCAAGGCAAAATGAACAGGTGCAGTATGCCGAGTATATACGAGGGCAACAGGCTGCTGCCGAACATTTTGCAAATAAATATAAGTTAGAGCTTCCAGATTTGAGAGAGTTGCGACAGTATCAAACCCCAGAATCTATGGAAACAGCAGCGAAGCGACTTGCTTCAGACCGAGAGAAGGATGCCGAAATTGCTAAGTTAAGGGCACAAATGGTCCCTTCTCAGTCCTTTGAGGACAATCAGTCCACACCTGCTGCGTCAAATAGTGAGGAGAGATGGCTGGAGCGATATAACCAGGGTGACAGGTCACCCGAAGCCCAGTCAGCAGCAAGAAGGGCTGCTGGTCTTGGATAATGAATATAGGAGTTTGATATGGCCCAGACAGCAACAACGGGCAACTTAGAAAATGCCCAGAGAATAATTATTAGTTCCGCTCGATATACCGAGGAACATAACGCACCAGCTTTAGCACTAATTGAGCAGTTCAAACTGCCCAAGGGAGCCAAGCAGGTAACTGTTCCAAAGGTTGGCACTATGACTATGAGTGACCTGGTAGATGGTCAGGACATAATAGACGAGGAAGACATCGGAATGACCACTGTTGACCTTACCGCATCTGAGGTAGGAGCCAAGGTTATTCTGACTGATAAACTCGTCAGGCAATCCGCACCTAATGTCTTCTCCATAATTGGACGACAGTTGGGTGAAGGTATGGCACGAAAGAAAGATACAGATGTAATCGCATTATATTCTGCCCTTAATAGTGGTACAGACCTTAGTGCTGACGGTAGATTGATGACTCCCGCTAACGTTCATGCAATCATTTCTCAGGCTAAAGCCAACAAGTATGGTTCGCAGGTTTATATACTTCACCACCCGAATGCTGTAGCTCAACTTTCTAAAGGTGCTGCCACGGTAGCAACTGGAAATGCTGGTGCTATCGCAGCAGGTATGGGTGAGGTTACAAGTGGTTGGTCAGCAGACTTGCTGGGAAACTTCTACAGTGGGCTACGCCCAATCAATAATGTCGCTATATTTGAAGATGGTAATATAGACAAGGTTTCCGGTGTTGATTCCGGTGTTGGCGTAATAGCTGACAAGAGTGCTATGGCTGCTCTAACCAGTGTAGATACCCGGACAGAACGACAGAGGGATGCCTCTCTCAGAGCGACAGAAGTTGTAATGACAGCAGACTATGGTGTATTTGAACTCGATGATACACGTGGCGCACCTGTTACTTTTGAAATTGGTGACATTGCTACTGCTTAGTAGGAGTTATATATGGTAGGGATAAGTGAGCGAAATAAACAGAAAGTAGAGTTAGTCAATCAGGGGTTCTCCCTGAGGTATATAGACGAGTGGCAACCAAAGGTAACCTTGTACAGGCATAAGGCCAGTATGAATACCCAGAATGAAGTAGTCAGGGAAATTGGAACTACCGTAAAAGGTGTTCCCGGCAATCCTGATTATGTGCTGCGTAAATCTAAAATCGGTTTATTTCCCTGGAAGCCAGGTGAGGAATGTGAGTGTAAGTGGTGCAGAGAGGGCGACTGGAGCCCTGAAACCCCTGATGGTACTAGAAAGTTCTGTGATGTATGCGGTCTTGCCGTGGAAGCACAGAACAGCGCAGGGGCATCATCCAAGCTAACCTTTCACAAACGGGCATCACATCCAGAGTTGTAAGAGTTATAATAGAGTCCTGAGAGTTGTAACGATTGACCGTGACTCTCAGGATTCTCTAAATATTAACGGTTGGTCGCAGGGGGCAAGCCCTGTAATAAGTAACCTTTAAGGAGGTTTGATATGTCGTTTCCGACAACAGTAGGTGGAAGTTATGGATGGGAAAAACAAACTACATCAGCACAGAGGCAAGTCCTTGGGGCTGAGATGGCATTTCCAGATGGCAGAAAGTACAGATATGTAGAGAATGGTGGTACTGCTATTGAAGAAGGAATGATTGTGGCAAGTGAGGCTCCTGCTGGCAACCATGATGAAGACCTAGCGGTAGCAACAACTGCTGCTGGTGCTAGTTCAATTACCGTCACGCTTGGAAATACTGAGGCAGCAAAGAATCTATATGCAGAAGGGTATCTCTTCTTTAACTTGCCTACGCTTTCAACAGCAGGGTCAAGAGTATTTTATAAGATTAAGAGTCATCCTTATGCTGCTGCTACTGCTACGTTGGCTCTGACTATTGATGAGCCTGACAATACTGTTATTGCAGTTACTAACGGAACAGAGACAGCAGGTCTAATCAAGAGTCCTTATAAAGATATTGTAGTCGCTCCTGCTGCTATAGCTGGACGGTTTGTAGGACTTTCTGTTTGTCAGATTGCTGCAAACTACTTTGGATGGATACAGGTTGCTGGTATGGGCATAGCTGCTATAGACGGTACACCTGCCGTTGGCACACTCGTTGGTGCTAGTGGTACGCACGCTGGCTCCTTGGTAGCTGTTGGTGCTGATACTACTCCTGCTCTTGCCAGAACACATGGTAAAGCAGGTGTGAACGATGAGTACCACACTGTCATGTTGATGAACCTATACTAGGGTGCAACCTTTAGAACTTTGGACACCTCAAGGCTCCACGTATGTAGGCGGTGAAGACACTGGCTACAATGGTGAGACAGGGGTGTCCATTGTTGTACACACTTTCCAGTTCCATGACCCTGTAACAAATAGGTCCCAGATAGTTAAGATACCTGCAGACCCTACAATTTCCCAGGCTCATATAGAGGACATGGCAGCGCAGGCACTGGAAACATTCTTGATTGAGTGTCGTGTTAAAGATAGCAAGAAGAAGCCTACAGCGTCACAGAAGAAAGAGATAGGTAAACAGTTAAAAGAGTTTCGGGAGTACGCTCTAAAGCGCAGGGAAAGTACAAACAACAGAATATATTACCGAGGTGTTTAATGGTCGAACAAAACGGGGCAGGCAACGAGTACGGACTAACGTCCGAAGATATTAGCGCAGCGTTTCAGGCTCATCCGCAGGCAGCGCAAGCTGCACAGATTAGCTTATTGCGCAGGGTTATTGAGAGTCGTGATAATGAGATAAGTGTATTGAAGCAAGAAATAGAAGACTTGTTAAAGGCAACATCAAATTCTGAATGAGGGTAGACAATGCCTGTACAGGGAAGAACACGTGAACAGCTTAGACAGTCCATAGGACACAACCTGGGGGCCCTTAAAACAGGCACTGCTACAGGTGGCACTACTGAAACCCTTATTGATACCAAGACCCTGAGGGGTGGTAACGATACTTACAACGGCAAGCTAATTATTGTCACGGATGCTAGTGATGGTACTACCCAGGATACCCCTTATATTGATGATTACACCGCAAGCAGTACCACTATTGCATTTCAACACGCATTAAGTTTTACTGTTGCCAGTGGTGATACTTATGAAATATGGGATGAGCCATATAAGCCATCGACTATTCATGACTTTATCAACCAGGCAATCATAGACGCTACAGGTCAGGCATATGACCCCGTAGAGAACCCGGATATGTCCAGTTCTCCCCATACCGCATTACATGCTGATGGTAAGGACTTGAGGTTCGATATACCCAGTAACATCTCTATCATCAATCATATCTACTATCGTAGCAGTGTATCGTTTACGAGCCTGCATTCATGTAATGCTGCATTTGACGAGACTATAGATTCAGACATAACCGTAACTGTAGATACCCAGGATAAGAAACAGGGCACAGGTAGTAATAAGTTCGTTATAGCTACTGGGGCAAGCGCAGGGGATATAGCAACAGATTCTATAACCAGTAAAGATATTTCTAAATATGACTATCTAGAGTGCTGGGTTAAAAGTACAGTTGCAACATCATCAGGAAACTTAAAGATATTACTAGATGATTCTGCTAGCTGTGCCTCTCCCACTGTTAATGGAGAAGTATTAAGTATTCCAGCTTTAACAGCAGATACATGGACATATGTACGTATTGCCCTGGCGAATCCAGAATTGGATACTGCAATTATATCCATTGGACTTGAATATGATTCCGACCTTGGGGCATGCCAGGTAAGACTTGATGATATCAAGGTAGTTCAGAACGATACTGCGATATGGGAGATATTTCCCAGGCATCTATGGAAGATAGACCGTAGTGCCCGTGACCTGGTACTTACCGATGGTGGTAAGTTTGAAGCAGGATACTCGATGTTAAAGATAACAGGAGGGGATAAGCCTGCTCTTCTATCCGCAGAATCATCCACCACGGAGATAGATGATTCATACATAATAGCGAGGGCTACGGGTCTTGCGTTTGCATCCGCATCCGGTGGTACTGGTACAGACCCTGACCAGTTACGGCAACAGGCTGCTTTCTGGTTGGGCCTTGCGGAACAGGCAAAGCGTTCATTTCCGTTGTTAATCACCGGTAGGGTGGTTGAGTAATGACCAGCAAGGTCTTAGATGATAACGAGGTATATATCGGGGGTACTTACTACCCTGTTACAAAACCCGTCCAGTCAACCCTTGCGTCTATATATCCAGCTAAAATAACTATTGGAGATACTACCAGGGACAGCCAGTTAAGGTCCTCTGTTATATCATGGTCAGACTGGCGTGGAGGCATTGGCGTAGACCGTATGCAGGGTGCTTCCGATTCTGATAGAGCATGGTATTCTACCTGCCAGTTGAGATACAGACATCACCTGGTTCTTCCTGCACTTTCCACAGAAACCAGGGCTCAACTATCTAATGGTACTGCGGTATCAGGAGAGGTTACATTTATAGCAGAACTGGGAACAGTATTATATGTAGGCTTTAGTAATGCACCGTATTATTACTCTGAAGGTGGTGAGTCCCACGGGGCTGACCATCTTACCCAGGTTACCAGTAGCAGTAGCGCATATGAATTTCCCTCTACCCCTACCGATTCTATAACTATACGTATGGGTGGGACTGATTATATAGTAGTGGCCCATACTGGTGGATATAGCTATTTTTCATCTGCGACAACCGTTGCCGATAAAACTACTGATGCAAAGTTCCTTACCTTCTGGGATGACAGGTTATGGGGAATAGATGTAACTGGGCAGCTATGGTATACATTGACCATATCTGGTACTCCCGTTAACGATGCACAACTACCTGTTCAGAGTGGGTTTGTTACTGACTTGTTTGTAGGCCGTGATGCCAGTGGTGAACAGATAATATATGCTGCCACAAAGGTAGGGTTATATGCCCATGATGCTGCTAATGGCAGGTGGGTAGAGACACAGTTCCAGCTTCCATTCCATAATTTCAATGGTGTTGGCTCGGTAAGGTGGCGTGATTCTATATACACCCCTAGTGGCCTGGGTATATATAAATATATTAACGGCAATAACAATGCTGTTATCACTGTTATGGGGCCAGACAGGGATGATGGATTACCTGCGGTACAGCGTGGAACGATTAAGAAGTTGATAGGGACTCATACAGAATTACTGGCTGCCGTAGACGCAACTACTGCCCCTGCTTCACAGGCAGCTACGGATTGGTCTTTCCATGTACCCGTAGGTCAGGCCAGCCGTACATGTGTAATGGATGCCAGTACAGGACAATCATCAATCGTTGGATGGAATGATACTGGCTGGGAAACCAAGTGGTCTGCTCCCACTTCTGCAGCCGGAAAACCTGTAGAGCATTTAATAGTGACAAATTCAGGAAAGGGCGATTACAGGATGTGGTGGGGATTTAACGGAAAGTTGTATAACCAGCTTGTGCCTTTTGACGTTATTAACCCTGCACAGCTATCCACGTTTGAGTATGACACTTCAGGTGTACATGAGACTCCCTGGTTTGATGCGCAGCAGGCAGAGGTAGACAAGCTGGCATTAAAGCTAAAGGTTGAAGTAGAGGATTCTGGAAGTAATGAAACTGTTAAGGTTGACTATGCACTTAATTATTCTGATACATATGAAACATCACTGGGAACTATAAGCAGTGATGGTACAACCACGTACACGTTTGGTAGTGGCGTAGGAGTAAGTTTCAGGTCTATCAGGTTTAAGCTAACCCTTGCCAGACAGGCAGGGTCAACAATTGCGATAATGAAAAAGTCTCCTGATGTTGTTTCTTTAACCCTGGAATACAGGAAGAAGCTAGAGGCAAAGTACGGTCATACCGTGGAAGTGGATTTAAACAAGACATACAAGGGAAAGGACCCTGCACAGTTACGTTCAGCCCTTGTCTCATCTATTGAGGCTAATACTCTACAGGAGTTTACATTCAGGGATGATTCGGGTGGCACAAGAAACTACTATGTTGATATCACATCGGCTACCGGTATTGAATATACCGGGTATGACGAGCGTGGTACATCACGTATTACACTGGTAGAACCATGATATTCGATTCAGGAACTACAACAGTATCAACTGCAGGTACAGAGCAGCAGATATCCAATACTACTAACAAGGTACGTTGGATAAAGGTAAAGGCCCTGGCTGCTAATTCGGGTATATCTTATCTTGGCGTTGCTGATGTATCAGCTACCAACGGTTATGAGCTATCTGCGGGAAACGAGATAGAACTTAGTTTTACAGAGGCAGGAGGGTCTGTTCCTTTCAGTGTGTTTTATGTAGATGTGGCATCCAACGGTGATAAGGTCTGTTGGGTTGTCATGCTGGACGGATAATGGTTACCCAGTCAGGTCTGCCAGAAGCACCGGAAGGATGGGAAGGCTCTAAGCCTGAGTGGGCTTTTTACTCTGCTCTTGTTAGGCTGGGCCTACAGCCTGGTGAAGACTTTTCCTACCAGTCTCCCCTCATGGGGGGCAGGCTGGACAAGGGTGGGGCCATAATTGACTTCATGTTTTTTAATCCACCGGACCTTGCGGTCAATGTTCAGGGTGTATACTATCACTATGAACTGGGTGCGGAGACAAGGGCCCGTGATATATTCACCAGGCAGTCTCTTGCAGGCCAGGGGATTACACTTATTTTTGTAGATGAAGATGATTTAGAACAAGACGCTATAGGCACTGCGAGGAATGCCTTATCATTCAGAGATACTTCTAGACTGGGAGGTAGATAGATGGCTGCTCCTACCATTAACTTTGCAGGATTCGTATATGACGATGCGGGAGATGCCGTATCTGGGGCAACTGTTCATATATATGATAAGAACTCCACCAGTACTGCACGTGAATCATCCAGTATTACGACTAACTCAAGCGGGTACTGGAGTTATGCCCATGCTACCCCAGGGGAATTTGACGTAGAGGTTGTAAGTGGTGCTTCAAAGAGGCGGTTTAAGTTTGATGACAAGATACATATTGCGGAAGTAGACGCAGAGAAGATAAGCATACGTGGTAACGAGGGGGCTATAGCTGCCCTGTTCATGTATGCGGATGAAGGGGATGATGTTAGTGACCAGTGGCGTGTCGATGTAGGTACTGATGGTGTTCTGGCCTTTGGTAACGATGCTGCTTCCCAGGGTTCATTCGTAGACCATTTAACTATTACTCCCAATTCAACAGTAGCTAACAGCACTGTTGCATTTAAGGGTGGGGTCACAATTGCCGGGGACTTGACTGTCACTGGTGACGACATCACTATGGCTACGAATACCTCTACTGCCATACTCGTAGCTGATGGTACTAACTATAATCCTGTGGTTCCTACTGGGGTTATTGACCTAGCTAATGATGGTGCGTTTACCGTAGACAACACATTCATATCTAGCCAGACAGAGATAACCTCTGGGCTAGCTGCTGCCGATGAGCTGCTATATTCCGATGGGGGCACAGTTAAAAAGATTGGACTTGATAATCTTGTCGAACTTGGACCAGCCCTTTCTACTGAGGATGCTATAGCTAACGGTGACTACATCTTGTTCTTGGATGGTGGTGCTAGTGGGAACATGAACAAAGAAGCGGTCCATGACTTGGCTACTCTGTTTGCAGGTAGTGGACTAACAGCTACTAACTCTGTAATAGCTGTAGATACCCTGAATCAAGACACTTCTGGAACTGCTGCTATTGCTACTACTGTAACCATAACGGATAATGAAAGTACTGATGAAGATAATGCCATTATCTTTACGTCGGGTGGGGATGTTGACGGTGGGAATATTGGTTTAGAATCAGACGGTACTCTAACTTATAACCCTAGTACAGGGAAGATTACAGCTACTGGTTTTCTAGGGGCTATTGATGGGATTCTAGGAGCGAATAGTGCTGCTGCTGTTACAGGAACGACTGGAGTTTTTACCACTAGTATAGATATTACTGGCTCTGCTGGTATTATCCTAGAAAATGACGAGACTATTACTAATAGTACTAATGGAACAGTTGCTTTTAGTGGTGGTATAGCAATACCCAATGCAGGGAATATTGGTTCCGCAAGTGATTTAGATGCTATCGCTATAGCATCTAACGGTGTAGTTAATTTTACACAAGCACCAACAGTAGCATCTGCTGCTGTCCTAACAGCAGGGGTTGAAAATATCTGGGTTCCTGCAGCAGCTATGACTCCAAGGGATAATGCTGGTTGTGCTGCTTTAACTACAGTTGCAGCAGGTACAAATGGCAGACCTGACTTTCATGTTTTGGACTTTGATAATTCTTCTGACGAACATGCTCAGTTCACCATAGCCATGCCTAAGTCATGGGACGGTGGAAATGTTTATTACTATGTATATTGGATAGGTCTTGCAGCCACTACTGGGGTGACATGGGGATTGGAGGTTCTTTCTCTTAACGACAACGAGGAGTTTAACCAAGCATATGTTAACCCTATTTTAGTTGATGATGATTCTCAGGGAGATGTTACCGAATTACTTGTTAGTGCTAAGAGTGCCGCTATAGCCTGTAGTGGTGCAGATAACGACCTATTATGTTTTCAGGTATATAGAGATGTGTCTGCTGGCAATGATGACATGGCTGGCGATGCCAGACTCTGGGGCTTACTCCTAGAATATACAACTAATGCAGCGACGGACGCATAATGAGTAGATTTGGATATCAAGTTTTAGGATTCGGAAGCACAACATCAAGAGTATCTGCGGCAACACCGGCTGCCCTTGAATTAGATATGGACGCTTCTAACGATGGTGACTCTCTCGTGCTTATACATGCAGATGCGTTTGACTTTGCCGATGATGACTTTACATTAGAAGGTTGGTTCCGTTCTGAAAGAACTCATGCAGGTGGCCCAACAAGTGGATGGAGAGCATTGTTTGCCATAATGACAGGTGCTGGATACGATGGGTACGGTGGTAATATTTGGATACGTCACGATAGTGAATCTATTGAATGGAATTGGAACAACTCTGCTGGTGCAGGTTTAGTTGACTTTACAAGTAGCAACGCACAGCCACAGTCAAGCTCGCCAAGTACTTGGTTTCATTTTGCCGCTGTTATGGATGGTGGTACAGCGGAGATGTTTATTAATGGAGTGTCAGGTGGGACGACATCAAGAAATGGAAATGTTGTAGATGCTTCAGCACTTAGGATAGGTGTTTCTACTTCTGGTACTGCGGATTTCAAGGGATGGATAGATGAGATAAGAATTAGTAATAATGCTAGATACGACAGTGATTTCAGTGATAGTTTACCAACATCTGAATTTACATCTGATGATAATACGATAGTCCTACTACATATGAATGGTGATAATGACGGTCAAGTGTTTACAAATTCAGCATCTGGAACTGCTGCTAAAGACGTAACAATTACTGTCGGAGATGATGCCAAGACTAATACATCATATGGTATTGGTACAGGTAATGCACCGTCATAATAAATGGAGTAACTATGCCTAATCCATGCTCATGTAATTATAATCAAAATGGCTCTACGTCATGCAATCTATGTGGGTCATTGAGTGAATGTTATTGTCAGCCGAACTGTGATTGTTCCACATGTGCTAGTAAGAAGGTCACGGCTTATAATAAAGCTAATGACTGCCCCTGTGGGGCGTGGAGAGAAACATATACATGGCAATCTGGCACAACGGTCTATGTGCCGTATCCTATACATCCAGCTTGTACATGCGAGTAACATATATCTAGAGGGTAAAGGTAGCTTATGAACTTAATCAAGGCTGTTAGGTTTGTTTTACAGTATCAATCTTGTATTGATGAACTAATGTCACTGGTAACGACTTTGCACAATTCAGTGAAAGACGGAAAGATTAGCCAGAAAGATAGCTCAAGATGTATGAAAAAGTATTGGGCCCTGGTAAAAGCAATAGAAAAGGTATCCTAATGGTAGTGGCAGTCTCCCGTAGAGCGACGTAAAGCATGCGGGCGGTATCGTGGTATAGGGTGGTTAAAATAAATGGCTGTTTCAGAAAAAGATTTACAAGAGGAGTTAGCTGATGGATAGAATCAAAGCGTTCTTTCTAGTAGTTAAGCTGTTCTTTTTAGGATGGTGGCTGAATATAAAAGCTGCATGGGCATACACAATAGCCATACCGGGTAAGGTGTTTCGTGCCATCAAGCGTTCACCTATCGCAGCATATCGCAAGGTAGCAGCATGGCGTGATTGGATTATTGCCAAGGTTGAGTACCTCAACTCCGAATCTGCCAAATGGAAACGAACATTTAATATCCTCAAAAGCCCTTATTCATTCTTGAGAATGATGGGGCTGTCTCCTCAGATGGCTATAGGACTACTTGCGGTAGGGTCAACCGCTGGTACTGGTGTCGTGGTTAACGAAACGATTCTCTCGGAGCGTAGCTTCAGCAATGGTGATTCAGGAGTCTATGCTGCACCAACAGATATACCCACATCGTTTTCCGATGACAATAATACGTTGCGTATTGACTTAGGCACTACGCCAGTACGAGAAATTACTATCGAGAACGTATCAGTTGGTACGGTTTTCACTGGTTCTGCACTGCCAACCGGGCAGAATAATGTAGTTCAAATTTCAGGAGTGCCACTCTCTGCTACGTCAACCAGGCTGGAAGTAGGGCATCTGATTTTTGAGAAGAGTAGATGCAAGGAACTGCTTGTGTCTGACGTTGTAGCTCATACCCTGATTATCAAGGGGAATGCATCGGACGGTCAGTCAATTGCGCCATCACCAGGTACTGGAAGGATGAGGGCTATTGGTGGTGGGCACCATCAAGCTGAAGCAATGACTACATCCGGTGGTACTTATGACCGAATATGGATTCAAGCCCCAACGAGTGGTGTGAACGGTAAGGTAGGCACGTTGAAACTTTCTAATCTATTTACCAAGGGTGGTAACTGTGTGCTAAATCGCATGGATATCGGGACGCTTGAGATTAACCTTAATGAAGTTGGTGAAGGTAATGGGTTTGCCACTAAAGAATTTGTGATTGCGACCTCTACTACAGCATCTGTTATGACCATATCTGATAATGTGGAAGTGACGATAGCAGAACCTGACACTCAATAAGGAATATTATGGATGTTAAGAACATGAAAGCCTCTATTGCTGTTATCGTAGCAATAGTCGCTCAGGCGTTTGGCTTAATCTGGTATGTTGCACAACTTGATAGTACGGTTACGAATCTTGATTCTGCTGTTGAGGTAATGCAGGAGTCTCAGGCAACAGTCGATGTTGCCGTACTCCAGACAACAGTTGAAGGGCTGAAAGAAACACTTGATTCCTCAGATTTGGAAGAGGCTTTAGATGAGTTGGAGGCCCGACTCGATGATGTAGAAACTACTCAAGCTCTCATAAACAATGAAATGCGTACCATAATGGCAGAGCATTCCACCATAAATGAAACCTTAAAAAGTATGGGGAAAGAGGGGTATGGAGATAACAGAACTTATGGTAATTACGGGAAATAACGGACGGTTATATAATGGATAAAAGATGGTGGGAAATAATAGGGCACCTACGTCCCCAGGTACTTACGGCAATTATAATCCTTGGCATTATAGCTATCATAGCTATGTATGAAGATTTACCGGAAATTGCGGGAGTGGCAGGGGCGGGAATCATTGCATTAAGCAAGGATGTTATAACCTCTGATACTAATTCTTAGACCACCATCCTATATTTTGTGATGGTATTATAAGTATATCGTCCGTATAAACTACTGCTTTTGTTTTAGGGTTTCTCCTGGGACGCCTTGGTCTATTGTCTGAGTTACAGAATTGCATGGTAGCCTTGCATTTTTTGCACTTGCCCTTGCTTTCAGGGCCGTTGGGTGTATCAATAATCCAGTGATGTATGCAGTCACTCATCTTTTTTACCCTTACGTTTCTCTCTTAAACTATCTCTGTCCCGCCGGTCCCAGCAGGTAACACAGTACCCGTTTCCTAAAAGGCCAAAGGTATTGCATCCATATCTCTTACACTCCCCTTTGCTTTCCGTAACTTTCGGGATTTCCTCGTAGGAACGATAATCTGTCATTATACTTCCTCGATATCTAATATGGTTTCGTTCTCGTCTATCTTATCTCCCCACTCGTAGTGCAGGGTATAGGACAGGTGCTTTGCGGAGTCATCTACTATGACACCTGCATGTATAAGGCCGTCGATACTACCTTTCATTGCAGAGAGCAGGTTATCTATATCACGGTCCCGTTTGTCCTTGGAACGCCAGGTTATGGTGATGTGGGCTCTTTCTAATGTATCATCGGGACGGCCCTGTTCCAGTACGTAGGCAATCATCTCTTCCTGTTGCTCTCTACGTATTTTACTGAGTTCCATGTAATGGGTTTTTCTGTTGGGATACGCTTTACCCGGCGGGAGGTGCGGTAGTGTTATCTTCATCTGTTTCACCTGTGTATATAAAGATGGGAGTATGGGGTCCCACCCATGCCCCCTTCACGTTAAACTCAAAGTATTCCCTGGCTACAAACATAGGGTCGTTGTACTCGTCATCGGGGTCATCGGAATCTCCTGCAGGTTCCATGTCCCTTGCTATTATCTCTATGATTTTGGATTCATCATATATCACACATATACGGTCATCGTTCCAGTGCCCATCTGATATACCCAGTATTGCAGGAGCGTAAAGTTCTACTGGCTCGACAAACTGGAGCCCTTCAATGTCCGTAGACATAGCGTATTCTTGTATATCTTTTAACCGCATGCCGAACACTTAACAGGTGAGCTTTCAGGGCATGAGCCATCTGTAAATATACATCCCTTGTATTCGTATAGGTTTCTTAGGAGTCTTTCCAGTTCATCCCATTTGTCCATGTGTACAAATACAAACTTATACTCTAGTTCACTTCCTATCATCACGGGCCGGTTGTTATCGTCCCACAGCTTCTTGTCTGCTGCGATGAACCACTCCACCCCTTTACGTAACCTGGCCCTCAGTTCATCTTCAGGTGAGTCTTTGTGTTCCAGTGCAGCCAGTACGTCATTCTTATGCCTACTCAACTCTTTGACTATAGACTCTGCAGACTTGGGACCCCGTATTCTTAAATGTTCCCCATTCCGGGTTACTGTTAACCCTGCCTCCTCCGCACGTTGAAGTAATCTCATCCCGTTGTCCATTCGACTTCCTCCTCGGCGGTCACCATATGTAATGTTTCTTTATCTGCCCCGACCTTGAGCGGATAAACTAACTCCCCGTCCTTCTTAAATGAAAAGTTTTCTGCTGATGTAATAATAGTATTCTCTGTGATAGAATCAACATCCTTTATCCTGCCGACGCTTATGGCCAGAATTGTTGCGGTCAATGAGCCCTTGGCTTTGACCAGTTCGTAACAAATCTCTCCTATGCCCATCTTTCTCATGTATTCATCAGAGGCTTCACCAACGGAAAGGGATTCAAACCCTACCCTTACAAGCCTATCATCATAGTCATCTATCTCATAATCAAAGAACTTCTCTGTATCAAATTCTATCCGGTATCCTCTTGGGCTTTTAATTCCTGAGTCGTTGGCCTTGCGGTGATATAAAAACACCTCGATATTGCCTTCATCATCCTCCTGGACTTTCTTCAGTTCGTATACCTGCCTTGCCCGTGCGTATTTAAATACGGAGCCATGAATCTGCCAGTTACCTGTTGTTTCCCCTGCCCTGTTCGCATGGTCTATGCTTACCCATGTAATACCCAGTACGTTCCCGGCAGCAAAGTAGTCCTCTACCACATCCTGTAGTGCGCCATTGCCTCCGAGGGCTGCTCCTACACTGTCAACCACCATGAACGTAACTCCATGCTTTAATACTATTTCTGAAATAGTTTCTATGCTATCGGAAAGACTGCCAGACATTTTCTTGTATATGATTCCTGATGTGCTTGCGAGGTTAAGGCCCTCGTGTACCGCTTTAAGGCGTTGTCTAAACACATCCTCATTTTCCTCCCAGTCAAGGTATAGAGCGACTCCCTTCCGGGCTCTCATGCCCATTACTGCAAGACCCTTATCTACCATGACACACGACAGTAGCCCAAAGTAAGACTTGGCACTGCCACCTGGTGCCCACATTAGGTTGGCTACCCCTGCAATAAACATGGGCCTTATCGAATATATCCTTGGCTTTATCTCGTCGAGGTTATCCATGACTACGGCGGGTTCTCCCTCACGGTAACTATCGATGATTGCGTTCTTGGCATCATCTATGAGGCTACCCCAGAAAAAGGACGGGTAGTCTTTTGTTTTATCCTGGAGGGTATCTATTAACCTGTTCACTTCCATATCATCAAGCAGGTCAGGGTGGCTGCGGTTGATACGCACCATGTTACCCCTGGCCCCGTTTGAGGGAAGCTGGGCAAACACCTGTAGTTCTGCCTTGAACATCCCGTTACGGTCCTTAATATATGATGCTCTGAACTCGGTGTTATCCTCAGGAAAGTTTACAATAACCAGTGTACCTTTCTTAGTCACTTCCATAGTTGTATCTCCTCCCCCTTGTACCCCTGGTATCACTGGTACTTGTAATTTGTCTTATCTGTGCTTTTAATTCTTTTGTTTCTTTAAACAATTCTTCTATTGTATCTTGCATCTCTGTTACATTATTGTAACTATGTACTGGTTTAACAGGTTCTTTTTCTGGTTCCTGATACCACATAGCTGAACAGTAACTTTTAGATACAGGCATATCCCACTTACAAGTTTGTAACTGGATACATGTACTGTCATCGCAATTCATAAATCCTCCTAACTGAGCAGTTTTAACGACGTACTCAGGTCGTTGTTTGAACCGTACCCGCTGGAACATCAGCCACCAAGTTGGCGGGATTATCAGGTTACACAAGTGGATGATGTCAACAATAAAACACATCCTTGTATGCCAGAGGTGACTGGCAGGTGGCTTAACCCCTAACGGCTCTCGGTTTACGTACCCACTTGTCACGGGAACTCATCCACTGCCTCAACTTACAGGCATGGGTGAATGCTGCCTGGTGTTTCATAATATCTGCCACTTCTTTTATTTCTGGCAGTTCCCCTTCTTCTTTTGGCAACCGTATAACAATTGCCCTGGTTTGTTCTATCTGTTCATAAGAAAAGAACTGATAGCTATTGTTACAGTATGCCAGTGCCATAGAATAGGCACCCATCTGTAAGGCTGCCTCTCGGTATATATGTGCCCCGGTTTTGTAATCAACAATTACCGGATAGCCGTCACTGTCAACCGCTATCAGGTCAGCCGTTCCTGCAAATGCGATATTGTTATGGTAATACATTGCCACTTCCGTATCTATTATCCTTAAACCGGATTCGGCCATCCACTTATTCCATGCGGTTACCACCGGAAGAAACTTGTCGGGTATCGCAATCTCAGAATCTATACATAGATACTGGAGAAGGGCATGTGCCTCAGTCCCGTAGTTGGCTGCAGTGTCACGCTTTTTCCTGTGCGCATTCGGTGCATTTTCTAGGATGTTATCAAGTAGCAATGACCCTACCACAGGGTGACCGCTGGTCTGTTCCTTTATGTACGCCAGGGCCTGGTCCATAGCCCATGTTCTCAACGCAGGTTTATCTATTACGTTCAATATACTGGTAACCCTTGGCAATACCTTGTCGGGTTCAATCCGTTCATCACCAGTGACGTTGTACCCTTTGTCATCTTTGCTTAATGACACCTTTACATTTTCTTTCCACAGTGCTAGTCGTTCTTGTGTTAAGTCCACTACTATATGTTCTCCTCTGAATCCTTTATTAACATCTCTATATTACTAATACCGTTGTCAATAATTTCTGATACCAGGGTATTGTCGTTATCGAAATCATCAGGGGTTGTCCGGGTATCTACCGAACCAGCTTCCGCAAATGCCTTTTTGAGGATTTCGGACTTTGCGAACTCTGGAATGAGGTCATTGGGTTCGTGTAGTATCAGTCCAATGGGAGCGGTGTCTACCATTAGGGCAAGGGAATATTGCCCAATCGAGTTAGACGCTATCATAACATTAATTTTATCAGGGTTACGTCGTACCATTTCTGCTTTCTCGTATGCCTTTTGAGCATGGGATTTATCTGACATATTTATCACTCCTTTTCAGTGCCTTTTCTATCTTCTTGTGTAAACTCTAACGATACATTGGTTATTTTTATTAACTCACCATCGAATGCGAGTAGGGCATGCAGGTGAGAGGTTCCCTCCATAGTCAACATAATCCGTACAGCATCCTCGTTGCTGTCTGCAACGAACTGGACGGTGCCAGTCATAACGGCCTCTGAAGAGAACTCTTGTTTCTGATTCAACATTACCTCAGTTCCTCGGTCTAAATGTTTCTGGGACTGTTCCATCCTCCAGCCGTGTTGCGTGGGCTTTTCTGGCTCCCTCGGTCTTGGATTGGCTGATGATGGTATTACGGCTCCGATTGATTGCCTCAATAACTTTATGTGGCAGGACAATACGGTGTCCCTTATTATCAAGGTCCACCCATTGAACGACCAGATTCCATCTGCCATCAAGTCGCTCCATATGTCCATTGTAAGTAACGGTCTGCGTTAGGTCGCCTGTATTTGTCCAGTCTTTTACTGGTCTGCCATCGTTTCCCGTGACATTCTTGCCACTGGGTTCTCTGACGTCTACGTTAAACCGAGTCGTAAAGTGGTCTCCACTTAAACGGGTCTGTCTACGCATGGTATCCTCCTTCATTTTTTTTAATAAAAGCGGGCTTCTTTTACTCCTAACCCTTCCTATATAAGTCTTAACTGTTCTTCCCTGATATGCCCTGGCTCTTCTATATCCCAGAGATTAGCTACCAGTGCAAGCTGCAGGTTGTACCCACGTTGGAGGGGGAATGCTTTTTCTTTGAACTTACTCATTGAAACAGTGAACACGTTACCGGTATCCCCTGCTTCAATGCGTATTGATTTAGCACCATGCTGCATGGCTGTAGTAATAATAGATTTATCAAACGCCCATGCCCTGGGACTACGTAGCATGTGCTTTAGTTCTCTTGCGTTCTTGACGAGGGTGCCGTCAACCAGTCTGGCAACGACAACCCCGTCATCTGTCCTCAGTAACACCTATATCTCTGCGTCTAAGAGAGGGTCGGGCTTAGTGTCGGGCTCCTCAAAGGTAGGCATCTCACCAGTAGTAACATAGTCCAGAAGTTTCTGGGATAATGTCACTGTCATCAACGCTGCTTCCTTTAGTTCACCATTAAGTTTTCCTTGATACAGTCCCTCCATTACTTCGGGGTGCCGGGATGAGTTATTCCACTCAACCAGAGGGGCGATAAGGATAGAGGCATAGTGCAACGTTGACTGCCTCATAATCCGCATCTGATTCTCGTCTACCAAGGGAGCCTGTACATTATCAGACACGGGCCTCAAGGGAACAGGAGCCACGGGAGTAGGTGCTGCTGCGGTTGGTGGAGGTGTGTTTGGTGGGGGTGCAACATTGCCACTGGTTTCCCACTGGATAATTTTCCATCGGAACATCCAGTCACGCTCCCCTGAAAACGGTGCGTTAGTTGTAGAGTCCTTTTTTACCTGGCCTCGTTCCACCAGTACATTATACGTGCCTACGTTTAACGTAGCAGGGCATTGTTCTTTGTATACCCAGACCTTGTCGCCCCAAGTGTTATTCGCAGGGGTCCACTCAAACCGCAGGCTCAACTCAAACTGAGGATTACCGTCACGGTCCTGGGTACTGGCAATTTTTTCTATATTAATAGATGTCCATATCTGATTGATTTCTTGTTCTTGCATTTACAATTTCTCCTGGCCAGTAACAACGGCCTCCATTTCTTCTCTTATATCTTTTTCGTAGAAGTATAATCCCCGCTCAATATTTTTAGCTTTAATACCTATGGTTCCTCCCTTACCCACAGCCCCACCGTTACGTACATAGCGTATGTTTCTACGCAGGGATTCCGGATGCAATTCCAGTACCCTCGCAGCCTGCACTAAGTCGTAAAGCGGAGTCTTATGTTTACACTTTTCACACTCAATTTCTAATGATGGCTCAGACAAAATTCAAACCTCCTTATGGTTATTTATCTAAGTTGCTTCTAACTATTTTCCGTCGTCGTTCAATTTCAAGTTGAAGTTGTTCAATCTTTTTTAGTTCAGTCTCAACATCGCCGATACCGTCAAGCCACTTTTGTGCTTGTTGATGCCATTCAAACAGGCCGTCAATTGTTGTAAACATCTTGGTTAACTTATCGTCGAACTGTGTGAGTAACTCTTTAAATGATTGAGTCTTCCTCTCAGTGTAGTGAATGAAGTCCTCTCCCCGGTCTTTTGTCACACTTGGTTCACGTATGACCGTGCCGTTTATAGCTTCTATCGGGGATTCGCCTAACACAGCATCACTGCCTTGGATGGGAATGGAGTTCTGCCTAGCTTCAAGGAAGTTCTGCCTAGATTCAAGCATGGTGTTTGAAGTCACTACCGACGATGGAGAGGAACTGTTTTGGGTAACTTTAACGGGAGTATTTTTGTTGATATTGTTAATTGTATTTGCGGTGTGGGTCACTGAGTCTTGAGCTATTTGCTGTACACTTCTCGGACTTACTGACTTTGTACACCCATTACAGCCACTTCTGTGACTGGGATATTTGATATTGAGAACACCAATACCACAGTGGGCCACCCTCCATTCACCTGGCTTGAGCGGAACTGGATTTTTATTTACTAAAAACTGTCGCTCTGACAATACCTCGGTGTCTATACGATAGGATATCTTGTTTTCAATTTGTTGACGCTGCTCTCTCGATGATTCTGTTGGTATTACCCACTCGGCCATCGTGGTTTTTTGGTCAACGACAACTACGTGAGTTGCCCCCAGTTTTAAAGCTAACGCACTACGTAGTTCCTTTGCGTGACTAGGGTTGTAGCTTTTAAATTTTTTCCACATGGAAAATTAAACCTCCTTTGCAGGCACCTCCCAGTACCTAATATCGTGGTTACAGATTACAACAACAACAGTCTATATGTCAACCATGACCACCTCCGTTGTTGCTATCTTTTTTTCTCCTTGCGTGTCGCTGTCGCTCTGTGTTTCTCCAGTTTTCAAGTTGTTCCTGTTCAAATAATTTAACCGCTTCAATGATTGTATCTTCTACTTCTTTCAATGCGTCTAGCCTGTCACATACCGAGTGATACCTTGGATTCCAGTGTGACAGTTTTTCTTTCTCATTCTTCAAACTTATAATCTTCTGGTCCACCCACTCTTGTACGTGATAGATTTGTCTATAAGAATTAGGTTTAAATGTCACAGTTACCTCCCGTCGAATTGTGATAACTTGAAGTTAGTGCCGAACTCTTTATTGATATCTGCAAGAAACTCCAGGGCCCGTTCTTCCCCTACAACCTGGGGTGCTGTGACTTCTCCATAGTTATCCTCATCCCAACAGTATGGAATGTCGCCATCCTTGAAATTCTGAAAGTTATCTAAAAGTGCTGCTGCTGGTGGATGCACGGCAGGCGCACTGTACAGCACTCCGTCCTTGACCTCGTAGCATGCACCGTACTTCTTAAAGTATGTCATTCTGTGGCTGCCAGTAACTGACGGCAACGTGGCCTCCATTAGCTCATCCCTCTCTCTATCTATTATTTTATCGTTACCCTCGTGACTCATTACCTACCTCTCTCTTATCATCTTTTTTGTTTACAGTTGCTACTTCACAGTCACATTCTTCACACCAGACATCATCAAAGACACTCCCGATTTCTTCTCTAGTGTTGTACCAGACAAAGATTGCCTCTCTAATCTGGTCACTTCCACATTCCTGACAAACATAAATATCTTCCACCTATTTGCCTCTCTTTTCTTTGCTTAATACTTCCAACGTCACATCGGTACTAACATCACCTCTACATCCATACATAATTTCTACGCCCTTTGCTTCCCAAGTCTCAAAGTC